AATACGGTACATACCACTCTCCTCATTGTCTTTCATAACAATGTCGTAAATGGGTAACTTTTCGTTAATCTTTTTCATACTTCGTTAATATACAATTTTATTTAAGGCCAACCATTTTCAGAAACTCATCAAGGGTAATTTCCACACCCTCGTTGACCAAGTTCTGATACTCCTTCTTTGCCGTCTTCATACGGTTCTTTAGGTCTTCAATTGAGCGTACAATGCTTGCAATGCCCTCTACCATCTCCTTATCTTCCTGACTGTAGAAACTGCCGTTACGGATAGACTCTGCCTTTCTGATGGCCCAGTTTACACCGCTAGTGCCACCCCATATAAGCCAAGCAACATAGCCCCTGTCCTTCCAAGGGGTTGATGCAAACTTAGGGTCTACTGCGCTGTTTTTGCGGTGGCGATTAAATGCAGCCATACGAGCAATCGTGGAGTATGAAAGAGACTCACGGCTTGCCAGTTGATTGGCGCGTGTCCAACCAATAGAAGTTCCACCCTTCACCTCATCGCCGTACTTCTCACGCCAAGCTAATGCTCTTTTGGCGTTGTTTGAAGCCGCTACCGGATAATCGTTATAAGTCTTTGCCATCTGGTTAATCTACAAAAATCACCTCAAATTTGCCATACATATACCCATTATAGATTTTAGCGTCAGTTAATGAGTTTACGATAAAGTTTTCTCCTGTCTTGTTAAATGTAAACTTCTTTTTGTAAAGGTCCCCATTCTGAAACATAGTATCAGGTATTGCGGCATAAAAAGACATCTTGCTTTTTTCGTTTGCAGTAAAGCGCTCTGTGCTAACCAAATAATCATAGGCAGGGCCTGTGCTTCCATTTGATAAAACAAACCGCAAATCTAGTTGATTCCCAGACAGTGAGTTAACCGGATATCCTTGAAGTGGGTATGCCCCAGCACTCTTGTATAAAATCTGCCGAATCCTTTGCCCGTAGTCGTTGTATTCTCGGAATACAGGATACCTTAATGTCGTAGCAAAGTTTGGTTCCCTTAAATAAAATATCCTAAGACCAACTTTGTCGTAGTCAGGCATTTCGTATTTTATATCACCAATCTCTTGAATGGCAACAAGCCCATTGCTTAAAAGTATTGGGTCGGTAAAGAATTCCTCTCCACAAACGGATTTGTTTATTGGGTTGATTAACGATGTCTTAAACTCTAAAGACTTTTCCCCAGAACCATTTGCCTTCCAGACCCCATCAAAGCTACCAATAGCAAGTTCAGCATCTGTCTTGTCATATATGCCGTTCTCTAATTTGTTTAAAAGCTTTAAGGTCTTTGGTGGTATAACTCCAGACTCAACCTCAAATGGCTTTAGAGTGTCAAGGTATCCATCCATTGCCGCCATTGTAAGCCTTATGTCTTTCAGGTTGTCAAGAATTATATCGCCAGTGGTATAGTCATAGATTAGGCTAAGGCCAAATCGTTTCATAATGTCTATCATAATGTCATAGACACCATAAGAATTATTGTTAGACAAAGACTCTTTGAATTGGAAGTTGTCATTTGGAACTGTCGCTGGCACAGAGCCGTGATTGTCAACCTTTACGCCTAGGACGCTCCAATCATAACCAAATGTTCTCTTTTTTACTGCGTCAGATTCAACAAAATTAAAATCTTCGACTTCCAGTGATGCCGTAAGTGTTGATGAGCCCAGAAAAACCTTAATGTATTTGTTAACGGTAAGGCTTCCCCTGACCATCTCAACAGAAATGGCGTAAGAGTATGTACTGCCTCCGCGCAATTCATATGCTATTGTTTCGTCAAGTTTAGCATTAAAGTTGGCAAAACTTAATGTTCCAAAATCCACATTTGAGGAGCCGGATGGCATAACATCAATTCCAGTATTGTCTGAAAAACCTGTTGGAGTTAGTTCAATTGGAGTTCCATTTGGATTAACCATAGGAATTCTATATTTCGCAACTGTGCCACTATTGTAAGATTCATATATTAAAACATATGGAGTAAATACAGCGTCGCCGAGGTCTGTAATTCTATTTATTGCTGGAATAATTGCATTATCATTGTCGGTGTCGACATAATCAGATGTTGCGTAACAAGTCTTTAATCCAGATATACTTATTGTTCCACCGCTAAATGCAAACTTCGCATTAAACATAGAGCCGTAGGAAACATATCCTACATTTTCATCACCCCAATCTGCTACGCCAGAAGACTTCCTAACTTGGTCTCCATACTCTCTTGAAACCACTGTTTCGTTTACGGCGTAATTAGTTGGACCAAAAGGTTCATAAGATTCTTTTAGTGGTAGATAGTAATTACTAATGCCAACTGAAACCCCACCGCCCACATTCACCTCCGCCCCATCCCACTGGTTTGAATTTTTCTCAACATTATATGGGAATGGAAAAAGAAAGCTCTCTCGCTTGCTCGCTGGGGTTGCCGATAAATAGGTTGGGTAGAGTATGTAAAGATTCCTTGGGTCCCAAGAGCCCGTTCCTGAAACAAACTTTGAAGTGTACGCTATACCAGTTGCACTAAATACCCTATCAATAAAGTCAATGACTCTAAGCGCTGGCATAAGACCAAACTTTTTTCCACTAGTGCCCCACGAAGTAAATTGACGTGATTCATATCCTGTTGTTTTTTGAATGTTATCGAAATCAATAAATGGTATCTCGATGTCCCTTTGGTCGTAACCTTGGTTAGCGGACAAGTAGGTAGACAAAGTCCTAACCTGAGTAGAGAAAGCATCGTTGTAGATATCCTCAATCTTTAAGTCCCTAAGCCTCTTAGAGAACTCAGATACCTTATCCTTTAACTCAAGGGTAAATATTGGCTCAAGGGAGTTTATAATTACGGACTGAACTCTAGCTTTCCCCGAAGACATAATGTCATCACCTTTATACACCTCATAGTCGTACTCCGTCAATGGAATGCCACCATATCCGTTGGCATCGTTATATCCTAATGCGGTTTTGTTTTTAAGAGTGTATGGAACGTCAGAGTTAAAGCTAAATGGTATTTTTATGGAATCTATGTTTGTGGTGTCATAGTAGTCCACACCAATGGCAATCTCTTGATTGGGGAATAAATCAAGGAACTGATTGTTTACTCTTAGTCTGTAGCTCATACCTATAAATTACAGTTTGCTTGACGCTAGGTTAAAGCTTACCGTACTTTTAAATTTGTTATTAAACACCTCAAAGGTAGAGTCATTAATGCTCACTTTGTATGCCTTATTGTCTCCATTGCCACAGTTGTCTATTAGGAAAATACTGTCTGCCATCAAAGCGTCTTTATTGTCCCAGAAGCTTCTCCTTAAATTGTCTACCACAACGGTATGAGATGTATTCTTAGAATATGCAATCATAAGGTCTGAGTAGTGTGCCTTCGCTATCTGCGTATTAACCTTAAAAGTATTAGCAAAAGAAGCAACTAATTCAGAATATAGTTCGAGGCTATATATCTGTACGTTGTATGACTCCCCAAATTCCTTTGAAAAAGAATAAAAGTTCTTGTCAATAATCCCGCCTATCGATACCGGGTATTCTCCAATCATAGGGGCCATAGTAGCGCCAGTAACATAAAATACACCAAAGTCTGTTAGGTCTGCCGTGTTGAAGATTATCGCTACATCACCAGCTTCTGGGGTGAATACTGGCGGTTCTCCAGCTTCATAGGTTATAGATGCCACTCCATTTGTCTCAGTGTAGTCTAGCAAAGCACCACCTTCGCCTGCTTGAACAGGGCTGCCGAATGGAGCACCGTTATCATATAGTATATCTATAGCCATTATAATTGAGAGTTGCGTTCTTGAATTCTACGAGCGTTTTCATCAGAGCGTAAGTCTGTTGCTGACACAAACGAACGAACTGGTTTATCTAATTTACCAACCATTGTAATGTTTGAAGATGCAATAGCCTCAAGCAGCTCAATCTGCCTGTTGGCAATAACGCTTGGGTCTTTTACAATTCCACCAGCCGCAAACTTGTAGTCTGATTTACTCTTTCCGTTTATTTGGTCTAGTAAAGTTCTGTACTTCTGCGTAGAGTTTTTGTTTACGATATACTCGCCACCCTCCATCTCATACCCACCCTTTCCGCGAACGGTAAATGGCACTCCGCCTTCAGCGTGAGAAGGCCCGGATACAATACCACCCTCGGCAAACTTCGTTGGATAAAACTTACGTTGATTAATTGCTTTAGCCTCTACTCCATAGCCGATAGTTGCAAATCCAGCTGTTATTGCTGCTTTCAAGGAAACGTCAAGAGGTGTAGCGACACCCTGAGAAATCAATGTTGGAACAATAGAACCAAGAGCTGCTAAATAATCAAGAAGCGCTTTTTGACGGTCTCTTTTTTGCTCTGCGTCAAAAATTTGTTTTTCAATTTTGTTTTGAGCCTGAGCTTCTTTTTTTCTATTTTTTTCGACTTGAGCCCTATATTCGCCATCGGTTATTAGCTGATTTTCAAGTTTTGCCTGAAGAATTTCATCCTCAATTTCATAAGTATCTTTAATCGCTTGAAGTTCTCGGTCAAGGCGATTTTTAGTGTTTTCAAAAGCAACATCATTAAATCTATCAATACCCTTAAGAGTTTCATCAAGCGCAGCGGCAATAACCTCCTGCGGAGTAATGTCAATTTTTAAAATAATATCTTCCTTCCCAGCGCCATCCTCTAGGCTACCCCTTAAAACTAAAAGCTTTCTTTTAATTTCTTTAATCGTTTCAGGGGTAATGGTCTCGTCAGTAATCGCTTTATTTATTTGCTTTGCTAGTATGTCCGATACTTCTTTAAATGGTTTTAAAAGTATTTCTGCTTGTTCTGCACCAAATTGCGCTGTAAGATTCGCAAGCAAAGCGTCATAAGCCTCATCGCTATTACTCTTTAATTTTTGAAGTGCCTTTAAAGCATCATCAGTAAATTTCTTCTGAGCTATCGAAAGATTAATTTGACCATAGGCAGTATCATCGTACTGGGCTTCCAGGCTTTTAAGGTTTTTAGTGTAAAGCTCAATAATTTCAACGCCATCTTCATAAGCATTTGAAGCCCTCTCTACAAGGTTAATCTGAGCATCGATATTAAACTCTGAGTTTTGCTGAACAAGATTAGTTAAAGCCTGTCCCCAAGACTCAAGTTTATTAATTAAGTTTTGAGTGTTATTGGCGCTTCCTTTAAATTTAACTGCAAACTCAGCGAAGAATTCCCCAGAACGTTTTGTCAGGTCTTCTGTTGATGATGCGTAACCAACAAGTGTATTAGTGTATTTATCGATTTCCGCTTGCTCTGCAATTCTTTTTGCTGTTAAAATATCGATAAGCTCACCCTCTGTGGTTGCGTTATCAGTCTTTATTTTAAACTCCTCTTCCAGTTGTTTAATCCTAAGATTGAACGCTTTCTCAGAGTCTCTTTGAGAATCTTCAATTCCCTTTCTTTCAATTTCAAAACTACGAAGTCTTAACTCAAAGTCACTTTTGAACTTGTCAGTAGGGTCTTTTAAAGCCTTTGCGTTTTCCTTTAACTCACTTGTGTATTCCTTTAGCCCAGTTATCAATATATTATATCCTTTCGCCCGACCAGCAAACTGAGTTCCCTGTGCTCTTTCTAATGAGTTGGAAGACTGCAATAATCTATTTGACTCTTTCTCTGCGGAATTGGCTAATACCTGTAACTTCTGAGAAAGTTTTATTGCTTCGTCTTTTTGTTTTGTTTTATCTGTTATTTCTGCAATTTGCTTTACTTGCTCCTTGTATCGATTATTTATTGTCCGAAGTCCAAAATCAAGAATTTTGTTTGATGTCTCCGAATTTGCAAGTAGTGTTATTTGATTTGTCAATCCCTTTACCCCCTTTGCGGTTTCATCTGTAGACCTGGCAAAATCTAATATGCCGCGGCCCGCATCGGCTAATCCTGGACTAAAAGCTTGTATAGCAAATAGCGCATTGTTTGCCCAATCAGGGCCTCTTTGGATTTTATCTAACTCGGCGTTTAACTCTTTTAGAGACTTTGGATTTGCTGCGTTAAGAGTGGCAAGAACCTTCTTGATATTTTCATCATCTGAATCAGAAAGCAATCTGTTTAGGATTTCAAGCTGACTATTGCCCTGTTTTAAACCCTCGGCAAGGCGTTTTGAAAAAGCATCACCAAGGCGGTTTGATTCATTCTTAATAAGAACAAATCCCCGTGCAAGTTCTTCTGACTTCTCACTAAGAGCACCTATAAGATTAAGAACTAGTTCGTTACTAACTAAGAAATTTCCTACCGAAAGTTGAAGTTCCGCGTATGCACTCTTTAATATATCAACTTGACCACTGAAGCTTGACATTTGAGCTCCAGTAGCTCGTAATTGCTCTGCAAAACCTTCTTGAACAATAATGTTTTCATTTACCGCATCAATATTTTGAAGTATCGTTATAAGTTGAGCTGCGGAAGTTCTTCCAACAAGTTCTTCAGCCTTTGCTACGCTGATATTTGAATCGGCAAGGGTATTGAGTGTTTCAGTAATATCCTCTCCCGGTTTCTTTAACTTTATTAATATACCCCTTAGTCCTGTTCCAGCCCTTGAAGCACTAAAGCCGTTGTCTGACAAAACGCCAAGAATTGCGGCTGTTTTACCAAAATCAAGGCCGCTTTGTGCGGCAAGTGGACCAACATATCCAAGAGCTACCCCGAAATCTTCAAGAGTAAGTGCCGATTGGTTTACTGCCTGCGTCAAGATTGCTGATGATGTAGATGCCTCCGCTGTTGATAGTTGAAACTGATTGCTAACCTTAACAAGGGCAGAGCCTACAGCGGTTAGGCTTTCACCAGTTGCCTGCGCTGCAATTGCAATTGGATTAATAAGTCCCGCAATTTCCCTAGAGGAAAGTCCAAGCTTGCCAAGCTCAATAGCCAATTCGGAAATCTCAGTAGCTGTAAACCTCGTTTCTACGGCTACGGAACGGATTTCTTTTGTCAGTGCCTCTAATTCCTTTCCGCTTGAGCCAGTTACGGCGGAAACCTTTGATATGTTTGCATCGAAAGCAATAAACTGACTAATAGAGTCTTTAAAGAAATCAGAAACAAACCCAACGGTTCTTCCAAGTACTTCATATATCCCGATGAATTTTACGATACTGGCTACTGCTTTACCGATAGCCTGCGGACTAAACGAGTCTGTAAAAGCCTTACC